GATAATCTGAGCACCGGTCGTGCTCTTCTTAGTCTTGGCTGCTTCGAGCGCATCGATTTCAGATTGGTAGCCTTGGGCAACTTCGTCGGCCTGCTGCTTCAACAGACTGACGCGCTGCTCCGTGTAACTCGCCTGGCTGATCACTCCCGCGCGCTGGGAGGCTTCCAGTTCCTTCTCGGCGTTTTTGTAATAGGCCAGGGTCTCGGCGAGAGCGTTCTTGGCGTAGTTGAAGCCAGTAGTGTCGACACTGCCTGCGGCAGCAGCTGGATCCTTGTTCTTGTCCTTGATGTTTTGGATGGTTTTGGCAACAACATCAGCCCGCACAGAGGGATCATTGGGAGTTGCCTTCCGGATCGCCTCTACATCACGCAAATACTCCTTGATGAGCTTGTTACGCTTTTCTTCATTGGTGAGGTTCGAATCGCTCAGCACTTTGACTCGGCGCTGCGCGTCCTGCGCCTTGTCCTGGGTCTGCTGATACAGTCCTGCGGCAGCGGAAATTGCTGCCTGGGTATCCCGTTGCTTGGTAAGGAAGTCCAGTTCAAGCTGAGAGTTTTGCAGCTTTTCCTTGGCGTCGGTGTCGCTGGGATCGGCCGCAACAGCACTGCGCGCATACGCAACCTGCTGACTGAGATCGGCAATCTTTTTAGCCGAGTCTTCGGCGCGACCAATGTTGTTTAAGGCGTCCAGAGTCTTTTGTGTTTCTGTCGAGACCCCCTTCCACGCCCGCTCCCACAGACTCAAGTTCGCCGTGATTTCACTGGTGCGCGTTTTGATTGTGTCGGCATAGGTGTCAGTCAACAGTTTGGTGGCGCCGATGGTGTCGCCCTGGTCTTTCAGCGCGGCGATCTGCGCATAAACTGAAGCAGTCAAAAAATGGTACTGATCATTCAGCGACCTCGCCGCCGCAACCGGGTCTTCCGCGATTTTCACGAACTCAGCGACGGTCGCATCCACCGATTTCCCAGTGGCTGTCTCCATTGCTAGGGCTGCTTCGGAGATCTCCACAAAGCTGCCGCTCGCTAGCTTTCCACTTCCGGCCAGGGTCGCTAAGACTTCCGCGGCAGCGCCTGTCGTGCCCACAGTTGCGCTGATCTGCCGTGCCATCTCGCCGAGTATGTCGGCATTGGTGCCGGCAAAGTTGCCAGTGAGGGTCAGCGCTTTGTTGTACTCGCTCGCTTCTTTGGCACCTTGGTAATACGCGTTCGTGAGAACAGCGATACCGGCAGCTGCCAATGCAAGAGGCGCAGCAATGGCTGCGAATCCGATCGCGGCACTTCCTGCTCCGGCCCCAAGTTGGGCAACTGCACGAACGCCACTACCCCAGTCCCCGGACGACAACGCGTTGCCGAGTTGGACGACATTTTCTTGCGCCTGGCGAGTGCCGAGGCGCAACCGATCGAAACCAGTGGCCGTTTTCTCCAGCGCCGCGTAGTTGCCGTCGATCTTGCTCAGCGCCGAGTTGTACTGGTCCTGGCTGATACGGCCGGCGTCGAGATGCTTGCCCAGTTGCTCAACCTGACCATCCAGTTTGGCCATGGCCGCCCGGGCCGGATCAATGGCCCCCAGCAGACTGTTCAGGGCCTTCTGTTCATCCAGCGTCGACTTTGCCAGTGCCACCTGCTGCTTATCCAACTGCGCGGTGATCTTGGTGAATTCAGCTTCACCATAGGCGCCGGTCTGGGTCAGCTTCGCCAGGCTGTCACGTTGCTTGGCCAGTTCCTGCGTGGAGGTCGCGCCTTTCGATAGCGACTTTTCCAGCGCCTCCATCTCTTTCATCAGGCCGACGGCGGACTGCTCAGCGCGATCACCAGCCTTGGTCAGCTTGTCGAGATCGGTCGCAGCGTTGGCGGCATCAGCCGAATCGACCTTGATGCCGAGTTCTGCAATGTTCATCGACTCACCTTGAATAAGTGCCCGTCTTCACGAGCTGTTGTCGCGGGCATCCGCCATAGCCGCGATAGCTTCAGATTCCATTACACGGATGTCCTGAAACACACCGGGACGGTCTTTCGCCGGGATGCCGACGAGCTTCATCACATTGGGCAAAACACCGTAATCGAGGCCGGTCGCGCCGCCTGCGCCTGTGCGCCACTGAGTTCCCATTGAGTCCATGACGAGAAATGACGGCCAGTTGTCCGGCCAGACCTCAACTGTTTCGTCGTAGTCCTCTGGCGAGAAGCCGAACATCGCCATCTGCTCGGCAGATCCTTCAGACTCATACAGCGCACGGGCTGCGGCGATCAGTTTCCCAGGCGGGCCTTGCCGAAGGCTTCGCTGTAAGCCTTCACAACGGCATCCGACACACCGATACAGCTCTTCACCAGCGCGGTGATCGACTCATCATTGAGCTTGTCGTTGAAACCCCAGGACACCACCAGGTCCTTGACTTGGTCGACGCCTTGCTCAACCTCCGCCGCGGTAATTTCCGTGAGGGTCGGTTCAGTACCCTTAAAGCGCTCGCCGATGGCCTCCGCTTTTTCCTTCCAGGAATCGAACAGTTCCGCCAGCTCGGTGCGGTCGCGATACTTGAACGTGAACGGCACCATGGCTGGCTTGCCGCCCACTTGAGGGATGGCCACGTCGACGGTGAACGTCGGCTTCGGCGCAATGGAAAACTTTGCCATGGGATCCCCTTAGGCGTTGTAGCGGGTTGGGCGAGAGGCGAACGACAGCGTGATAGTCCGCGTCATGATGTTGTTGCGGCTCAGCGTCGGGGTCGCCGTGATCGACACGTACGCGAAGTAGTAAATGGTCGCGCCGCCCGGGAGGTTCGCGCGGATCAGGCGCGGTTCTTTGTCTTCGTCCGCAGCTTCAACCAGCGCGACATACGCTTTGGCCGGATCATCCGCGACGGGCAGCGTCATGCTGCTGGCAGACTTATTGGTGGGCAGTTGACGGTCATCATCGTCTTCAAGGAAGCCGTAGGTGAGGAACTGTTGCTCGCCACCGTTCGCCGTCGGCTCGGTGATTTGCGAGATCTGCGTCCAGCCGGAAGCCTCACGCACGGTGCCCGCACCAGAGCCTGCCGGGTAGTTCTTCACGCTGGTGGTATCGATGCCTTCCGCAGCGAAATCGCCGGCGTCCGAATCGATGACCCGCGCTGGACGACCGCTCAGCTTGGCCCACGCGGAATCGATGACGATCACGTCGCCGTTGGCCAGTCCATGGGCGGCAGCCGTGAGCACTGCGGGACTGGCATTGCTGATGGCGGTGAACGCTTTCGGGGCGCTCATGGTGGCCGCAATCTCGAACGTGGTGCCGTTGGGAATCTTGACGCTCATGGGTTTTCCTCTTTGCAGAAATGACAAAACCCACTCAATGGCGGGTTCTGGGTTTGCCCAACGGGCGGATTAGGTAGTGGTGTCAGCTCGGTATAGGAACGACACAGGCACGATGTAGGTGGTGTCGTCCGAAATGCCCGGGCCGGGGTCAACCGGACTCATCGTCACCACAGTCAGCGCCCCCTTCGTGTTCCGCTCGTACAGCGGGAAAAGCGCAGCGATCTGGTCAGCCAGCGCGCCCGCCGCGCCGCGGTATTTGCCCGAAGGGGTCACGATGTTGACCTGAAACACTCCGGTGTACAGCTTGTGGTCTCCGCCGAGCGTATTACTGGCTGTATCAGCCGGCAGCGTGAAGGCCTTCAGGTAGGTCGCGCCATTCACAGGCGTGTAAGCCTCATTTTCGACCACCACCTTCAGCGGTACCGGTAAAGCTTTCGCCCAGTTGATTAGCTTGGCCTCGAAGATCGACGCGATGATGTTGTGGCTCATACCTGGTTATTCCTGATGGCCTCCTGCACGATCTGCTGAAAGCGAGCCACGGTCACCCGGACCATGCCGCCGGGCGCCTGGGTCGAATGCCCGAACTCAAGCGGAATCGCGTATGGCAGGTTGTTGATGATGTAGGCCATCTGGCCGGCGGTGAAGTCGCTCATCGCAGCCACAAGGGCGGCAGTGGTCTCGGCGCCGCTCGGGTCTACCTCGTCGAAGATGACGCTCTCGACCACGCCGAGCGAGATATGCCAGTTCGCACGGAACCGGCCGCCGACATAGCCTTCCGGGGCAATGATGTCCATGCCGTCGTTCAGTTTGCGACCTTTCTTGAGCCTGCCACCCTTCGTGAGGTTGGCCGGATCACTGCGCAGCGCGCTGTTGTGGTCGTCGACGGCCTTGTTGTACTCGGTCGCTACAGCGTTCTGCGCCCAGATCTCCGGGTTGCCCACGGGAGACATGCGGATCAGGCTGCTGCCGACCTCGATGATGATCTCGCGCACACTGG